TTGTACCAATTGCTGTTACAGTAAAATGATTATCTATTTCTTGCCAACCGTTAGTGCCTGTTATTTGAAAATAAGCATTTGCTGCATTATAATCTTCAATAGATAATATCCCTGAAGTAATCTTGACTTTCGCACGTAGCCAATACGTTGCACCTAATGTCCATTGGTAATTTGAATTACGAATACCTCCTCTGCTTATTATTGAATAAAATTTACTATTATTATCTTTAGCAGCATATTTATAAACTGTCCAACTATCATCCATAAAATTCAATGGGTTAGGCATTATATTAGCTCCAACAGCATAGTGCATCTTGTCCAGCCAGTAATTTACACGGTTTTGAGCATCTTTATTGACTGTCCGACTGTCCAGATAATCAAACCACGCAACAGTATTGCCATCACGAAGCACAGAAGGTATTCCACCTGCCTTAAAAGACGTAAAAGCCCCCTCAGCCGGACGGCCAAGCCTCGCAACACCTGCTGACAAACCTCCCTTGACTATCATCTTTAATAGACTATTGAAACTGAGGCATTGAGACTTTTAGAAGGTGTGGCTCGAATAGCAAGATAATCTATCTTCTTTTCATCCATACGACCAAAATTATAAGGAATACTTGTTGGTATTTGAATCCACACACTATCAGTAGCACCAAGTTTTATTTGAAAACCATCAGTTCCTGCGTCAATAATCGAAATAGAAGAGAACACGTGAAACTCTGTTGGGCTCGTTACCTGTATTGTTTTTCCACTTATCATATCATCATAATTTAAAACAAAAGCCGACAATTAAAGACTATCGGCCATGAACTACTTCGCAACAAGTTACGAAGCATTAATGACAAAGCATTGATTTTTTCACCCTTCACAGCCCCGACCATTGTCGGCGACTCCAGGTGCTCACCGGAGCGTTCCACCCCTGAATATCTTAAACCAAAGCAAATGTATAACATATTTTTATATTTACAAATTATTCCGCTGTAAATAGCGAGGTATTAAACCTTCACTTTTAAACAACAAAATAATATTACTTTTTAAGTTATTAGCATACATCACTCTGGCTCTTTGACAAGTTCTTTAGACTTCTTTGCTAATGTAAGAGTGTCAATATCCTTTTGGAAATTCTTATCGTTCATATAAAGTTCCACAAGGGCATCATAAGCATTAGTGCCTGCTGTTATCCTGCATATCTGTACAGGCCTTCCTGGAGTATCAGTCTGCCAATACCATACTGCTTTCCTTGAATCAAGACGAATCTTACCACTATCAATGACTTTTTGAATATTAGACCTTGCTTTTATTTCAATATCGGCGTTAACAAGTTCAAGAAATCTTTCCATATTCTCTTCACTATCGCCTATCTTCTTATCAAGCATCACACGTACCTGTGCATCGGTCATGTCATCAACACCACTTATAAACATTGCCTTAGCCAGTGTACGTATATTATCAATAGAAAGTCCAATATCTTTATTAAAGAGTAAAACATCAATCTTTGAGCTAATTGCTTTCTTCTCTGCTTTCTTCTCCGCTTCACTGACAAGGTCTTCAAACATAAATTTTACATTCTTCCCCTGATTCTTTCCGCCAAGACAATAAGGTGATTTTGTAAAAAGAAAATAAATAAGTTCAATATCTTCTCTACCAAGTAATCTCGAACCATTAAATATAAATTTCTTTGGAATATATTTTACTCTCCCATCGGCATCTATAATGGTACTCTCGGCATATCTCCATTCTTCTGTCCCTTCATCTGTCTTTACTATTGAACGTAAATCAAATGATATTGAATTAGGCATGTCTGGCATTATATTATTCCTTGACAGACTTGGTACAATTCTGTCCGGTGGATAAACAACCCTAACCGGAAACTTATTATGAAACTGACTTACTAACTTATCAATTTCATTCTTATTCAAATGTTGTCTTTCTCCATTTTTAAAAAGCATAGTAAATATATTTTAATTAAACAATATCGTGAAGAAATTAGGAGGAGTACAGAATACTCCTCCTTCTCTTTTATACTCCTTCCAGGATAACCATTTGATTGGCTCCCCTAACATGAAGTCCTAAGTGACATCTTTGATAAGTATTACGACTATCAAACTGATTAACTTTCAATCCCTCACCAGCACCTCCTACCTGCCATACTTCCATTCTACGGTTATAACGACCAAGAGCACGATAACGTACTCCAATAGAATCAAGCATCTCACCAGTACGAACATCTTTTTTCTTATTGATAGGAACAACCACTCCCATATAAGGCATGTTATATCCCTCAGCACCATACAACTTTTTATTGTTAAACGATTGCATCCTCTTCATCAAAAATGTTCTTTCTGATTTTGTAAGATATGTAAAGTTAACAGAAGCACTAAGAGCCTCGTTATTATGAAACAAAACTTCATTAGTTGCCTGTTTTGCATAATTTATGTTTGTATTGTCAAAATAATCTTTTAGACTATTCTCAATATCCTGATGAATTCTTATCCCAAGAAGCATCAAAACATAATTACCTGCAAACTCACGGTCAAGTGTCATTGAAAGTGTATCAAACTCATCAACATCAAAAGCACCGGCTGGATATGTTTGTTCATTACCAAGTCTTCTTATCATAGGAACAAGTCCTTCCGTTGATTTGATGGCTCTGCCACCTCCTTCGTCACTACTATCAACAAGTGCCGGATTATTTGTCCTCTTACTAAACATCAGGGCACCATCAATACGAAGTGCCATACGATAATCAATATCTATCTGTCCTTTAAAATAATAAGCAGGTATTGCCTGACCATCACTTGTTACGTCAAACCAATCCTGTGTTACCATTTCAGTACCTGTATATCCGATGGTCTCCTTAATAATCTGACAATCATTCTCAAATTCCCATGCACCTGAGATTGCTCCTTTAGGCTGTCCTGAACCTTCAGCAAAGGCATTCGTTATGATTATAAGTTCCTCGTCTGCTGTTAGTGCAGGAAACTCATCATTTATATCCTGTAACTCACAGGTAACAGTAATTGTCGAATCATTTACATTAATATCAATAACTTCTCCTGTTACTTCATTTGGAAACATTATCACATCCCACTTTCTTACGTAATAATGACCATGAGAATCAACATCCTGGTCACTCAATGTAAACGTAATCGGCTCTCCTTGCCCAGGAGCATCAACATTTTCTTTAGAATGAATGATTTCATGTATAAATTTCTCTTCATAATGGCTAAATGTATCATTTGCGACTTCCTTTTCAAAACCCATGGAACGAAGTAATTGAAAAGCACTTAATCCCTGGTCGCCATATCTTCTGAAAAGTTCATTTAGCTTCTCTGGTTTATGAATATCAAAACCAGAAACAATATCTGAAGCATATAAATTCGCAATAGCATCTGGACTCATAAAATAAATTTTAAATTGTTAAACTATCTATTCATTTCCGCCTGAAATGCTGCTTCTCTCTTTGATTCAAAATCCACCTTACCAGCCTCGGCAATCTGGTCTTTATTCTTCATTGGAGAAGGATTATGATAGGTCTCAAGTATCTCTTTCTCTGTCATACCTCGTATGTGGTCAAATACGGCATACATGATATTCCCAAAATTATTTAGAATAATATCGCTGTAAATGTTTTGAATAACATCTTTTACGTTTTTCTCATTAACTTCTATTTGATTACCAATTATATAATCAATTGTTCTATTTAATATATCAACTTTCGATTTCTCGGGTAATACATAGTTAATTAGTGGTTTTTCAATAACATTTCCATCTTTATCATTCATACGTATTGGAACATTAGTAAGTTGTTCCAATGCACTACTACATACTTTCGACCATACCTCTTTTTGTTTTTGCTTAATTTCAGGCGTCCATTCTTTTAACTCAGGCTTCTCCTCTGGAATCTCGGGCATTTTAATTTTATCTTTAAGTTTTTGCAGTTCAACTTTTGCCTTGCGTGCATCAACTTCAAGATTAAACATATTCGCATCATATTCTTCCTGAGTCATCTCGCCCGCTTCCACTTTTGCCTTGTCCACGTCATATTTCCTCTCGAAATATTTACGTACACGCTGGCGATTATTAATATGTTTTGGGTCTTCAGTCAGGTCAAATAATACCAAAGCATCCATATCATCCATGCTTGCTATGTCTTTACTATTCAACTCGCTAAAAACGTCAAAACTCTTTATCCCTGTATCACGAACAAACTCATTAAATTTTGCCAATTCATCATTTGCAAATGAATGTTTTGGTTTTTCCTTTAATTGAGCTTCAAGCTGTTGGACTTTCTCTCTCAGATTATCCAACTCTTTTAGTTGTGCTGGGATATTTGCTTTTCGGACATCTTCCACTGTTTGAAACTGCTCTCCAAACATCTCGTTCAGCATGGCAGCTCGAATAGCTTCAGCATCCTGTTGTATTTCTTTCTTATCTTCAACCTTTCCCTGTTCTTTTATGTTTTTATCTTCTTTAGATTCAACATTTGAAGATACAGGTTCTGTTGGCTTTTCTTCTTTTAAGTTTTTTCCTGCAATCTGCTTTGCAATTTTTTCAGGATTTATTCCTATCGCATCTTTCAAAGCATTTATTTCATCATCACGTCCATCGTTTGGCATAAGAATTACTTTTTAAATTAGACACAAATATAATATTTTTTTTATTATTATGTTAAAATATTTTGTTCAGTCTGTTTTTTCACAATATCGAGTGCACTTTGAGTACCAATTTTCTCCACAGTACGTTCATGTTCTAATTGTTTATATTTCTCATCAATCATCTTCTTAGCCTCATAAACACGCAACTCTTCATCGCTTTCCTGTTTCTTTTTCATAATATCAATTTGAAAGGCCTGTTTGTCTCTCTCAAGTTCTTTTTGTTTATTAATCTCCATATTCTCACGTTGAAGTTGTAACTGCCGGTCACGATTCTTTCTGGTTTTATAATTTAGATATGCCTCTGCATATTTTAATGAACCATTCTCAAGTAATCTCTCTATCATAAGAAAATCTGCAAGTTCTATGCCAACTATACCATCACGGTCAGGTGACAACGCTTTAATAGCTGCTTGTTTTATCACTTCTTTTCTTTCTAATGTAGGCCTTGCCTCATATTTAATACAATAATCAACATCAATAACATCAGTTTCTACACTTATCAACTGTACTCCTATATTGCCAATAGCTGGCATATAACCTTTATAGGCCTCTTTATCATGTTTAATAAGAAGTTGCATCCTGAGTGACAAATTCTTTGCTACAACTTCTTTACATGTTATATAAGCACTATAAATAGGACGCAGCGCATTATTCGTTGCGACTATTGCAAGTTGTGAGCCACCAACGCTCTGTTCAGGATTAGGTGTTGAAGCATCCGCTATCTGATTTATTCCTGTTACCTGTCGTATCTGTTCAAGACAATAATTAAAAATAACTATAAACTCATTAAGTTGAGCACCTATGCCTCCCGTAAGTTCTGTTATCGGACGAAATCCTCCAGGAACATTTGGTATGCCTCTATACGTTGTAGCTTTATAAATTAAGTCACCTGTCTGAGTAGCTATTTTTAATATCTCAGAAGGCTCAAGCTTCTTACCACCAAGAGACATATTTTGAAGTGAAGTATATTCTACTGCTATTCCGGCCGGACGAGCTTTTGCTATCGCATTCTGAAGTCTGAAAAATGTAAGTACAAATTGGTCAATATAAGTCTCACATAGACTTACAATAGAACGATATGGAAGATGGAAGAAATGAAAAGAAAGTGAAGTTTCTTTTCTGCCTGGCCGTGGCACATCATATTGTAATCCAAAATCGTAAATATAATCAGTCCCTATAACCCACTTACAACGATAAACATTTTTTATATCATATTTCTCAGTTTTTCTTTTATCTGTATTATATACTTTTCCCCATTCACTTTCATATACAACTTCATTACCAAATTTATTTGTACGAGTTGTCATATATTTACTGTCAACTGAGTTCCATTCACAATCCAGTACATCTACAAGAAAAGTATCATAATTACTTGTCTGTGTCTCATCATAAAAATCATAAGTACTTAAACGAATATTGCCATACATGCTATCATACGACTGAGCAAGTAATCTTAATTCAGATTCAGGTATTGTCGTTTGTTTTCTCAAGTCAGATATTAAAACTTGAATAATTTCCCCTGCATATTCCATATTCCAGTGGTCCCAATGATTTGAATATTGACCTATAA